AACATTTCTATCGTAAATTTTTGTAAAATTCTCAATATACAATCGTATATTATCAAAGAAATGTCCAATTAATTTTGTAAATGTTATAAATTCTGCTGATTGTGTGTCCGATTGCAAGTATGATGGAATACTATTTATCATTGTTTGATGATTAAATTCATCGTATCGGTTTGCGATAACACTTTGTGTAGCATACCAATTAATTGCTGCGGGTTCTGTCGGCAGGTATAATGTTCCATTGTCTCGTTTAGGCCAAGTACCGTCTATATTATACTCGGTATTATTGTCTGTCCAATATACACTCGCACTATATGCACTTCCCGATCCATAGAACAAATATCGTTCATATCCATCAAACCCACGAATAATTTCTTCCATTTCCAATGCTGCTTTCTTAGATCCTTCTTGCAGATACAACGACGAGGATGGTAACTCTGATGGAGAAAATATAGTAACCGTGGATCCGGTAGATATCTACAGAGATCCACTAGGTGGAACTAGTGCAGTTGGGCTTGGATATGATGTCGATGGACTGCTTATTGTTACTGGTGTTGTAATTAAGAATGCGGTTGTTCCAAATATAGAATCTTCGGCAAACCCCCCGAGATATCTAGAATTTTGTTCTAGTGCATACAATCGTAGTAGTTGTTGTCTAAAACCAGCCAATCGTGCTTCTGCTGAACTGAATTTTACGAAATTATTATAATTCGTATAATCTATGTTTAATTCTGATGAACGATAATCATCCGTAAACCAACGGCGTAATATCTCATTAGCAAAACTATAATTACCGTATGTATCGTCACTGCCCTCTACACTGATACCGATATTCTCTAGATTTTTATTTCGTAAAATATTTGCAGCAGAATTTAATACTTTTAAATCATTGTTTAGTGGTCGTAACCACAAACTGGTGTCTTGCAGCGGTGCAATTTCAATCTTTACGGTATCAACAATTGTATTAGCGACTTCTCTACTAATTAAAACATTCTGTCCAACTTCAAAATCCAAATCAATTGGTTCCAACAATTTAACTAATAATTTAGTACTATCATTTGGATCTAGTTTCCAATTAATTAAAATTCGTTGTATGTCATCACCAAAATTTAATAATGTCTTTAGATACCTTTCCGGATCAGAAAAATTTTGTACAATGTTTCTAATTTTTTGTTGTAGTGCTTCAGTCATTGCTTGTCGCAATGGTACTAACACAGGATCATACGGAGCAATATTAATATTTAACGGTAATTCCGTTTGTGATGTTTGTACATTTTCTTGTTCTACTCGAATTACAAATTGGATAGATTGTGCTCCGGGAGTCGGAGCAGTCAGTGGTGCAACCAACGGAATTCGATTTTCAATTGGTTTCTGCAATTCTTGTATATTTGTTTTTATCTGTTCCGGTGTTTGTGGTATAGTTTGTAATGTAATTTGTGGTTCTATTGTTGGAGCGACTATTGTTACCGTTGATATTGGTACTATAGGTTCTGCAAATTCCGCTGTGTCTGGGTTTGGTGCGAATACAGTTACTTGTCGTGGGGGTGGTGGAAGTATAGTAGGTAACACACGAAGTATTACCCCACCCGCAGCAGCTTCATTTACACCACCAGTTAATATTCCGCGTTTGTATGCTTCTATTACATCTACCGCATTGGCAGTTACCCAGACCACACCACCAACGGCAGTTTTTATTCTGACCGCAGTAGGAAACTGTGTATAAATATTATTAGCCTGTTCGTAATTATTATAATCTTGGTCTGTTAGAGATTGTACTGCAATCTCACCGGACAATATCTGATCATCTATACTAGGGCCATTCTGTATTTTGTAATCAGCTGGGTTTATAGCCATATAATTCCTTGCTTATATTTGATTTGATGTTACTACACCACCCGATTCCACGGTATTACCACCTACATTCATATTTACTATGTCTAATTCGGTGGTTCCCCTCCCAGTACCACCGCCGCCACCACTTGTATAGTATGAACAACTACCATCATTTATGGTTGCCGATGGATTATAATTCAATGCTGCGAAATCGGTGCATCCGAGTGTATCATAAATACATGTTACATCATTAATTGTTGCAGCCGGATCATAATTTCTTGCTTGCGGATCCATACACCCAATTATGGATTCCACACAACTTCCATCATTTTCCATTGCACGAGGATTATAATTAACCGCTGTGTTAGAAGTACATCCTTTTATAGTTACACAACTACCATCATCTTTTGTTGCATCTGGATTATAATTGGACATTCGCGGGTCTGTACACCCGTATACATCTGTTTTTCCAACAAATTCAGATACACACGATGTTGTACATCCGGTTTTACATTCGCCAACAACAAGATTTCCATAACCAGTTGCGGTAATTAAATAATTTTGTATATACCGACATACAGCTGCAAATCCTCTACTATCTGCCGGCCCAACCGAATATATTTGTCCAATTGTTGTACACACAGTTTCATTGACACATCCAAAATTACAACATACATCATTTGGGCATGCAACAATATCAGACGACGCATTATAATTTGTAGCTGACGAATTTTTACAACCTATAAATTTACAAGAACCATTATCTTGCGTTGCTTCTGGGTCGTAGTTTGTTGCAGTGATATTTGTACATCCAGATTTGTTAAACAAACATGTACCATCATCTACCGTCGCTAATTCAAAATAATTTATTGCATTTAAATTTGTACATCCCAGTACTTGACCATTAATATATCGACATGTTCCATCATTTTCGGTTGCTTGTGGATTATAATTTGCTGCGTTACCATCCGTACACCCAAGTACGGGTCCGCAGTTTCCAAATCTATCAGGAAATGTACATCGTCCATCATCGATGGTTGCATTCGGATTATAATTACATGCATTAGAATTTTGACATCCATATACATCATGCGGTTCGCAAATATCAGGTAACGCGGGTTTGGTTGCGTTTGGATTATAGTTTTTTGAGTTAGGATCCAAACAACCAAATATGTCATTTGTTTCTGTTGTTATGTACGAGCATGTGTCATTTTTAGAAATTGTTGCAATTGGATTATAATTTACTGCGTTTATGTCTGTACATCCTTCTATCGGTAATGCATAAGTACAATCCGCGGATGTGTTTGCATTGGGATTATAATTTAACGCAGTAGAATCTTGACATCCAGGAATGCTTTGTATACAACTTCCATCATCTTGCGTAGCTTGAGAATTATAGTTTAATGCGGTTCTATTTGTACATCCGACAATTGGAATTACCTCTTGAACGGGAGGAAATTCACATTGCGTATTTATATTTGCGGACGGGTTGTAATTTATTGCATTGGGGTTTGTGCAACCATATATCTTTGCGATACACGAACCATCATCCACCGTGGCTAAATTATTATAATTAAAAGCAGTTGTATCCGTGCATCCACGATAAATAACAGGTAGCGGTGGTGGCGGTGGCGGAAGTGGTGGTAGTGGTGGTAGTGGTGGTATAATAATAGGTTCTGCCGTTGCTATAAAATTAATTGTTGCGGGAATTATGCCCACTGGTAACGATTCCATTACATTTAAATCATATGATATCGTAAATGTTTTACTTTCTTGTGGTTCAAGTGTCAATTGATTTGGTGTTAATATAGAACCATCAAAGGTATCTTCAACCAATACTGTAATTCTGAACACAGTGGATATATTAGTGACCGTTACTTCTTGACTCGATATAGCACGGTCACGCAATTTATAGTTTGCAACAACTTGTTGTGTTGAAAATGTCAAATAATCAGCAGCATTTGCCATACTTTACCTCAAATCAATTGAATTTTACCTTGAACCAACAGTCCAAGATTATTATTTAAAAACGCATTATCTACAGCTCGTTCTACTAATATATCTAGTTCACTTGCTTGTAATCTATCAAATATATTGCTTTCTTTTGTTGCGACTACCAACTGCATAAATTCATCATATATGGCCGCACTAGCAATTTCTATCGTTTGATTTAATTCATCCGGAAGTTCTCGCTCTACAGCAATCAATTGTGTTTGTAAATCGGGAATAATTTGATTTAAGTTATCATTTACATTTAAAATAAATTCGTCACTTTGTACAGGTTCGAATTGTTCATTACTAACAACATCCCCCTCGTTCAATCCCATAATAGCACTCATAGCACCACCGGCCAAAATTCGTGGTAATCCAGGTTCTATAAATTCAAATAATTCTTGTTGTTCGGTCGATGTAAATGCTACATTGAATCCAAGTCGTAATTCAGTTCTTGAATCAGAAATTTCTTCAATCGATAGTTTTCTATTTCCATAGGTACCAATTTCATCAGAAAACAAATTGATGACTAAGGTATATGTTCCTGGTGAAAGGAATATTCCCAGTTCAGTTTGTATTCGTGTCATGTCCAAAACCACTTTTTCTTCCCGAGTTCCATCGGGTAATAGTAGTGAACGAATAGAAATTATACCAGAATTTAATGATACAATAGTTGTATTAATTAAATTATTTTGTGTATCATAAAAATGTAATTCCAAATTATCATCAATATCAAACCCAAACTCCGCAGGTAATCTGCCAGTAAGAATTTCAATATCATTTTCCGATTCCGCTAATCGTGAAATGGGAAATGATTGTGGTTTGGTCGGAATTAATTGAACATAGTTTGGTTGTTTTGGCATATACTATTCCTGCGACAATGTTTTTTCCAACTCATCTTTCATTTTATATAACACCGATAATACATTTTCTCTTGGCATGGGTTTATATCCGGCAGGTATCTGTATTTCTGCGGAGGTTCCTTTGATATTTGTTAGTACTTTCGGTGATCTGACAGTTTTTGATAATGCCGCTAATCTTCCCGCCAGAGATAACTTTCCAATTAATTTATTAAACAATGTAGATTTTTGTATTTTTATCAATGTAGGTACACCACTTAAAGTTTCTAATACTGTGTATGGTGTGTTTTCTTGTTTGGTGATATCGTCTTTAACATCGGCCAATCGTTTATCTACTGACGAACGCGGTATTTTTCGTTCCGGTGTTACACCCGTATACTCACCACCAGATGATGTATATGCTTTTTTACCTGGTGCTACCGTTATCATTTCTTGTTGTCCTTGACTATTAGTTCCACCCGTACCCTGCATTGTATCTTCAATCTGTTGAATGCCAATATTTAAAGTATTGATAGCACTATTAACTGTGTCTATTCCAGGTATTACACCCGCAATGCTTGGAACTCCCGTTCCCATTTTTATCAAAGCATTTTCTTGAACACTTGGTATAGGATCAATGATATCGTCGGAAGTATCTGCCGATGCAAACAATCCAGCTTCGTCAGAAAATGCGCTATCTGGTGATATTTCACTTCCAGTTCCCGCATCTAGAGTGACAAAATCATTTGGTCCTGGTCCTGTTCTGATTACATTAACTTCCGCGTTTTGTTGCGAAGTTTCTGGTGATACAGAAGGTCTAGCATCCGTGGTGGATCCTACATACCCACCAGGAATTGAACCTGGTCCGTTCGTCAATCCCACGAAATCCAATGCAGCTAATTGATCTTCTTCTTCTGGCGTGGTTATTTCACTTGGTGATACTCTACGAATTGCATCAAATCCGGCTAATTCTGAGAAGTTTTCATCAATTTCCGCAGCTGCTTCATTTGCTGCTTCAAAATCACCAATAGCTGCTGCAGCTGCCAAATCTTCCAAGTTAAGTAATGCATTCAATGCCAATTGTCGTTGTTCGGATAGTGTTCCGATAAAATCAGGTACCGCCAATTCATCGTCCAATTCTGTAAAAAAGTTATCCAGTGTATATTGTTTATATACATCTCGAACAATTGAATTTATATAATATTGTGGTTTATTTAAATTAGTTTGCCCATTTTGCATCTTTATTATTGCAATGTTATTTGGTGTATATTCCACCACATTGTCCAATTCTAATACATCAGATTTGTTTGTTGCGATTCTACGTGGTGTATAAAATTCTTTTTCAGCAGTAAACAATACCTCTTCACCATCCGTTAATTTTATACGAAGTGTAAGGTCTTCTTGTGGACTTTGAAAATCTGGTGTTTCTATATATGTTTTCTCTATGTAACGAACATCTGCCATATTATGTTACTTCCGTTGCAGTAAGTTTATTATTACTTTACAATAAAAGTAAACAATTCCGGAAGAATGAAATTATCTTCATCCCCATTGTTTATATTTAAAGAAATTTTATAGTATCTATTTTTGTATAATGGTGTGGTGTCCAGTATAAAATACGAACCCGTTGCATCACATTCTATGTTTGATCCATTATCAAATGGAACTATCGAAGTTCCTGCCTGATAGTCCACAACACTAACATACGAAGTTTGTGGTAAATAATACTTGTTCTTATATCGAAGTGTTGCGTCAAAATTCTTTTGGGGGTACTTGTCACGAACCACAAATCGTACTTTCTGCTTCGTTCCCTTAATATAAGTTTCTGCTGCGTTACGCGGAATAACCATAATATCCGATGTGTTGGGAATTGGTTTCAACGATCCAGTAGTAAATACTGCACTGTTCCACAATATTTCTAATGTAGGTGCATGTACGGTATGCGTTTGACGAGAAAAGAACTTAATGTTCCCTGCGTTGGTTTGATCACTGTCACTTGCCGGTGGGACTCGTAGTGCCAATCCATACCAATTTAATGATTGAGACACAACCGGTTGCATAATAGATGAGACATCAATACGCAAATCTTGTAATGGATACTCACTCAATGTTACACTTTGTGATGGTGTAGTAACTATCGGACCACCATCCACACTCCACGATACGGCAGCTGTGGATTGTCTCCACGTTGCACCGTCACCGGCGTTCTGTGTTTGTTGTACAAAATATCCCGATCCTTCTGTCCACGACGATGACACTCGATAGACTAATATTTGTTGGTTAATTGGTAACTTTTCTGCGTTTGCTATTTTAAGATTTAAAAAATATGACGCAGTTGCTGGCGTTGATCCGCTTGCGGGTAGTGTGAAGTTTATTAATGTACGAGCAGAACTACCAGTATATGCTATTCCCAAATCTTCAGGAGCGGCCACTTTACCTACTTCTAATATTTCATCCAATCCAGCGTTATTAGTAGGAAATCGTTGATACAAAGTTGTATCTGCGGACGATGTTAGTATTATTCTCATTGTCTTGCCGTCCCCACTATGTCTGTTTCTGGGTATCGTATCTCGAATATACATGGATCCAATGATGGATATAATACATCATCAACGATTGCCTCTGCTATATCGTAACGATAATTTTGGTAATCTCGCCCATCTTTGAAAAAATATTTATTTGTAATTTCCAAATTATTCACACTCTGCACTCCTTCTTGTGCAACAACCAATACCCGAAGATCTGATAGTTTAATTGGTTGATTAATTTGCCATTTACGAACATTGAAATATGCACGAATCTCGTCCAAACATATAGCTAATACATCTTGTAAATTATATCCTTTATATACTGTTATGTCAAATGATACTCCAATATTCACTATAAACGAATCTAAGATATTTACTTGATCAGTTAACATTCTATATTTTGATAAATATGATTGTACATTTTTCTTTACCAAAGAATTCAATGTGGTTAATTTACCACTTTGATTGTATCCCAACATATACAAGTTAATAGCGTTAGGTTTTGGATTATCTTCAACATATACACGGTTAGTATCTAAATCTTGATCTTGTAAATTAATATTTGGTGGTAATGCTTGAATCTTATTTTGTTGATTGTCAGATACGGCAAATACCTTTGCGACAGCTCCAAATTTAGCTGGCATTGCTAATACACGACTTTCGTAATCTTCGCGAGTAACAACACGATTCTGTGCATTTAAAAACGATAGTGCTCGTTGACGAATTTCCTCTACAGTTTCACCATCCAATCCACCCGTTGCTGGCATTGCGTTAAACACTGATACGGTAGATTTGATATCATTAAATAATGCCAATTCGTCTGAATTAAATTCCGTTGTGTCGTTTACTATGTTTAATACACCAACTTCCGTTATAGTACCCGATGCAACGTTAGTTTCAATTCCACCACCAACCGAGTATTCAACTGTTAATGTTGTGTTTGCGGGTGATAATCCAAAACTATCTGTGTTTAAAAAATCTGTGTTGTCCAACGATACACTTGCTAAATTAGTTGTATAATCTTCGTTTGCTACTTGTCGTGCATCCAAAGAAACAATATCTTCCGATACATTACCTTGCCCAGACCCAAATAATATTTGTAATTGTTTTTCGTTGTTCAATCTGGTAACAAATCTACGAGGGACCGTTCTAAATTTTATTGTATACGATGGATTTGTTGATTCCGATTCACTGTTAGTATATACGACTTCTTTATCATCGATAATAGTATCTTGCGCGAGATATTCTACTTCGTACCATAGATTTCCTTCGGAATCTAAAACTTTCGATACAGAATTTACATTATTATCACCCAGAACAATTGTAGAAAATTTCGAAGGATCTCCGAAAGAAAACGATTGCGTACGCAATTGTCCAGCCATTACTTTTACAGTTTTTGTTATAAGATATGTAGTAATTTGTAATGTGTCATCACTAATTTGATATGGTTGTATAGATCGATTTGTTGAATCTGCGAAATCCACAAATTCTAAGCTCCGAAACGAAACAATATTTTCACCTGTTGTTGAGAATGTAGAATTTCTATCAATTCTTAACATATATGTTGAGTCAGGAACAAATCCATCATCAGGACCTTTTGCGGGTACAATTTGTGATATCAATACTTCGGTAACCGCCGGAATTATTGTCTTTGGTTTATATCCAAACGCTTGTGCAATATTAATAATATTTTTTTCTTCTTCTGCGTATGCTAATAAATTTTCTTTAAATTGATTGTCAATATAAAAAGATAATACATCACCAACATATGCAGCAAGTTCTAACATTATCATTCCTGGATTTGATTCATTGAAATCTGTCCATGTTGAAGGATAATATTGTTTTGTAAATGTTATCAAATCAGCTTTAAAATCTCTAAAATTTTTATTTAGATATTTTACTTCTTTGGATGTAACATTCTGTAATTTTCTAACCACACTATTGTTTAATGACATGCGTTATCTCAAATTGTAGTTAATCTTCCAGAACTGATCAAGCTTCCTTGCGCAACTTCACCAATTCTTAATTGTACAGATTGTACCGCCAAAGGATTATTTACAAACCCATATTGGACATACAATAAAATACTATTATCATTTAAAAATGTTTCTTCGTTTAATATTTGTACTTGTCGTAATCTCAAATACGGCATCCACTGGGTTACGGCATTAAGCACATACTGCTGTGCTAGCTCTTGAACTTCCGTGGTTTTTTGTTCAAACAGTAATTTTGGGAGATCACAACCAAATCCAGGATTACCTACTCGTTCTCCTTTCATAGTTAACATCAAATTAATAAATTTTGACTTTTCGTTTTCCAACGCATCCGCTGTGGTTGCAAAATACCCACGAGAAGATCGTTGTAATGGTAACGGAGATCCCAAATATACTGTTTTTGACATATATTACTTACCAAGCCCCATTTTTTTCATGAGTTGGCTGTAATCACGATTAATAGCGTCCA